TCCTTATAAGCCTACGCGACTACACTTCGATGGAAGTGTAGAGACACCACCCACCCTCGAAGAACTCATAGATGCGTGTGGGGAAAGCTTTGATGCGTTGCTATTGCAGAAGACAGAACAGCAAAAGTTTGCCGATGGTAAGCAGTGGGTCGCCATGCAAAGCCGATTTGATGGCGGGGTTGAAGACTTACCGCGTGGCTCCACCCCACTCGAAGCCGTCGCTAACCTCTGGCTCGCACTAAACGAAAAATAACTCTATGTCCTACATCTGCGGCCAATGCCAGTCAGAAGTACACCAAGTAACTAAACCAGTAGGCTCCCGACTTTTCCTTTGTGAATCATGCCTAGAAGACTTTGAACCAGAGACAGAGGTATGAAGAAACAGTTTTTTGTTGTTAATCACGGTACATACCCGTTCGATATTCTTGTTGGTATAAATGTGACTGATAAAGAAACAATAGATTATTTAGAGAGAAAATTAAAACAGGTGCTAGATGATGAGTGTAGGGCCAAGCTTCCTATGAACGGAGTTGGACGAACATTGATGATGCCAAATGGGGCAACTGTGTTGCGAGTGAATCAATCTAAGTCTTTTTATGAAGACTTAGCCCATGAGGTGTTTCATGCAGTGGAGTTTCTTTTCGACCGCATTGGTCTTGTACATTCTATTGACGGCGGTGAAGCATGGGCGTACCAAATCCAACACATCACTAAGCAGATACTTCAGAAAATAAAATGAAGCGCAGCTGGTTAAAACGTAAGACACCATACAAAAAAGCACCTGTAAAGTTTTCGCGTATAAGCAAGAAACCACGCAAGAAGCCATCTGACTCAATATCCGTACTTAAAAAGCGTGCAGACGCAGTTTTTAGCCTCTGGGTGCGTGCTAGGGACTCGGGTGTGTGTTTTACGTGTGGTGTTCAGAAGCCAACATCACAGATGCAAAATGGTCATTACGTGAGTCGCGCACACAACTCTTTAAGATACGACGAACGAAACTGCCACTGTCAGTGCGTTTCGTGTAATGTGTTTCGTCATGGAAACATGGATGTATACGCGCTAAGGCTTCAAGAAAAGTACGGCCCCACCATTCTTCAAGACTTAGACCGCGAGAAAAAGAAGATCAAACAGCTCACCAAGGAAGAATTACATGCTATAATAAATAAATATGGGTAGGTCAACATACATGCCTGTAAAGGAAGCAGAGGGGAACATCAACAAATACATGCGTGCCCACGTAGACCGTAGTGAGTACGCAAGTTTAGTAGAGAACGAGTGTGCGTGGTGTGGTGATCCGCTTGATGGAGGGATAGAACGATACGAGATCAGAGGAAACTGTTGTATCACATGCCAAAACAAAGCTCGTACTTACCGTATGACTGAAGCTCAATTAGACAAAGCACTACGCGACCCCGCACAAGTCCTTGAAAAAGAAATCTTCAAAGACGACACAGACTACGCCTACCTTAAACGCTCCCTACGACTAGACATGCAAGCTAGTGATATAGAACAATCCATGTTGAGAGCAGAGCGTATTATACTTATTACCGAGTAGCTCTATGCCAACACTTTCTAAATCCTCACAAGAATATTTACACGAACTTGCTACAAAAATTAGCACATTTTGTGGTGAGCCGTACGAAAGGTGGACGGACGAACAAAAAGTATCGATTGAACAGTTTCTTACTGTTAGTACATCTGTAGAATATCAAAATAAAAATGCCAACCCTTAGGCAGAGAAAGCTTGCAAATGAAACAATCGACGGCATACCCCCCAAACTACCGAGATATTGTTGACCACCTCGGTGACGTATCAAAAGCCCGCCCGCTATTCTGTTACGGCAACACCATCTACAACCCATTTAAGCGTGAGATAACAAAAGACTTTGAACACCACGAATACATCCACAGCATCCAGCAAGGAGAAAACCCAGAAGTATGGTATTATAAATACCTACGAGACCCAGCGTTTCGTCTTCAACAGGAGCTAGAAGCATACGGTGAGCAGTATCGTTTAGCCATCCTAAACAAAGCCCCGCCGCAGATCAGAGACTGGTGCCTCGAAACCCTAGCTAGAGAACTCTCAAACGAAGCCTACGGAAACCTTGTCACCCTCAATGAAGCAAAGTCAAAGATACGAAACTACGTAAAATATAATGCAATAAAAACAGTCTAGTAGTCAATAATAATAATATCTATGGGAAAAGCAGGTAGACCATTTGGTAGCACATCACGTCCACAGCTAAGGAAGTACCTCACACATGACCAGATAGAGGACTTTGCGAAGTGGCTTATCAAGGAGTACAAGAAGAAGCCTGAACTTGCTAAGTGGTTAGGTGACCAGATATTTGGTAAGGCAGTGCAACCTATCGGTGGGGATGAGGAGAATCCTATCAAGGTACAAATCACTGGTATGAAGATTATCCAAGAAGATAAGGAAGACAAAACAAATGACCCAGCCTAATGACGTAGTGGCACACATAGTGCAGGTATCCTTTGCAAAGGCAATGTTTGAGATGCATGTAGACACGTATGTTGGCGCGACATTAGTCTCAGCAATGCAAGACGCACTTGAAAAAGAAATAACCAGGCTAAAGGAGGCAGGACTACTAAGCGATGGAACTAGAGTTCAAAACGAGGAACCAAAAGCAGATTGACGCCGCTACATTCTGGGTAGATGAATCTACCGAGGAGATACTATACGGCGGTGCTAAAGGAGGTGGTAAGTCATACCTCGGTGCATCCCTAATCTTTGGCGATGCTCTCATATACCCAGGCACTCACTACTTCATTGCTCGTAAAGAGCTCATAGACCTCCGTAAGTTCACTATTCCAACTGTCCATGAAGTGTTTAGTAACTGGGGACTAAAACTAGACGACTATGCTTCGTATAACGGACAGGATAACTGTTTCAACCTAACCAATGGCAGTAAGGTGTTTCTTATTGCGTGTAAAGAAGAACCGTCAGACCCACTGTTTGAACGCTTTGGTTCTATGCAAATGACACGTGGATGGATTGAAGAGGGAGGTGAGATCGCAGAGGCCGCCAAGTCTAACCTATGGCTTTCGATAGGACGATGGAAGAATGACATATACGGACTCAAAAAGAAACTGCTCATCACCGCAAACCCCAAGAAGGGTTGGATGAAACGAGACTTTGTAGACCCAGCAAAACGTGGCGTGTTGGCCCCAGGTCGCAAGTACGTACAGGCGTTTGCTACAGACAACACCTATCTACCCAGTGACTACGTGGAAACACTACGCTCAGAAAAAGACAATGTCCGCAGGCAACGTCTCTGGGAAGGGAACTGGGATTACGACGAGGACCAGGACAGCTTGATTACTTTCGACGCGCTCACTGACACGTTCTCGAACACCATTACCATCGAGCCTGCAAATTACTTAACTGTAGACGTAGCGCGACTTGGGGATGACAGCACAGTCTTTGCATCTTGGCATGGGCTAGAACTCTATGATGTTATTAAATACACAAAACTACCTACCGATAAGATTATCCAGCTACTCAAAGACCACGCTGCAAGTGAACGCATCCCCTACTCAAACATCCTGGTGGACGAGGATGGCATAGGTGGTGCGGTGGTAGACGGGCTGTGGGGCGTGAAAGGCTTTACTGCTAACTCGACTGCCATACCCACACTCCAACAGGTACGCGAGCGACAGTCCAAAGCCGACCACTTCCTTGTGCCCAAGACCACCTTCTCAAACGTCAAAGCCCAGTGCGGGTGGAAGCTAGCCGAACTCATCAACGAAAGGAGAATCGCATTTAAGGTACCTGACTACCGCGATGAGATAATCGAAGACCTCACCGCAATGCTGCGAGACCACCAACCAGACGGTGAAGGGAGAAAGCGTCTCAAGTCTAAGGAGGATGTGAAGATTACCATAGGCCACTCCCCAGACGTAGGCGACACCATTCTCATGCGCGTGTGGTTTGAGTTGGTTAAGGATGCTCATGGTATCTCAGACACCACGTCAAAACGCACTCAGGACGAGATGCACAGCTTGGTTTTGAGGAACCGTAATACACAGGGTCAAAATTCAGCAGAATAAACTGTGCTTGGTATAATGTGTGGTAATGCAGGATGAATCCATCGGCGAATTAGTCCGCCGTGTTGAAGACGATTATCTACGTGGCACTACACAAATCTCAAAGCATGTGTCTTTTCAGATGCACGAAACGCTTGAGAAGATAGACGCATACAGAAACTCTAAGCACATTACTGGTCAGAAGGACGCAAAGGACAGAAAGAAACCATTTTTCAATATATCAACTGCGGCAGTAAACGTTTGGTATAGAGCCACAGATATTGACCGAAAGCACATCAAGATTCGTGCGCTAAAGGCGAAGGACTGGATGGACTCATTCCTTGCTACCGTACACCTACGTGACTGGATGGTACGAGAGCGATTCGGACAGTTCCTCAATGAATGGGGACGTTACCTTGCGGCGTATGGCTCAGCAGTCGTTAAGTTCGTAGAGAACTCTAGCGGGCTACATATTTCAGTAGTGCCGTGGGGTGTTATTATCTGCGACCCTGTAGACTTTGACAACAATATCAAGGTAGAGATACTTGAGCTTACAGAAGCTCAGCTCTATTCGCGTATTGAGACACATGGCTATGACGCCGAGGCGGTAGAAGAACTCTGTGACAATCAGACTACCCGAGAGACACTAGACGGTCAGCGCAAGGACAACAAGACAGGTTACATCAAGCTGTACGAAGTACACGGTAAACTCCCACTTTCATTCATCACGCAAAAGGAAAGCGACGAAGATACATACGTTCAGCAAATGCACGTCATATCATTTGTCGGCCTTAAGAAAGGCAGGAAGACAGAGTATAAGGACTTCACCCTATTCTCAGGACGTGAGAAGTACGACCCTTACATGATTACGCACTTGATAAAAGAGCCTAATCGCACACTTGGTATCGGCGCAATAGAGCACTTGTTTGAGGCACAGTGGATGACCAACCACTCTATGAAAGCGGTTAAGGACTCACTCGACCTAGCAAGTAAGCTACTATTCCAGACGTCTGACCAAGCCTTCGCAGCTAAGAATGTACTACAGGACTTTGATACAGGTGATGTATTCTTCCACGCGCCTAATCAGCCATTAACTCAGGTAAACAACGCACCACACTCAGTAGTTGAGTGGCAGAACTACTCACAGCAGTGGAAGATGCTTGGTAATGAGATTGTGGGAGTGTCAGAAGCTATGCTTGGCGCACAACCTAAGTCTGGTACAGCATGGAGACAGACCGAAGCATTACTCCAAGAGTCATACTCACTATTTGAGGTAATGACTGAGAACAAAGGTCTACACATTGAGGACATGCTACGTGAGCGCATTATTCCGTACATCAAGCGTACTAAGCTCAATGGTGCAGATGAAATTGGCGCAACACTTGAACAGCACGAGATAGACAAGATTGACCCACGCTACATCAAGAACATGGCAGTGAAGAAGACTAACTCCTTAATGGTAGACCGTATCATCAACACTGACCTATTCGGTCCTAATCCAGAAAGAGGTATTGTACAACCAGAGGAACAGGCGCAGATGCTACAAGAGAACGCTGCGCAAGTGAAGGAAACACTTTCACCTCTTGGCAACCAGAGATTCTTTAGTCCTGACGAGGTAAACTGGAAAGAACAGTTTAAAGACCTTGAATGGGAAGTAGAAATCGACATCACAGGAGAGTCACATAACGCACAAGAAGCACTCACGACCCTTAATACCGCGCTTAAGTTGGTGGTTACACCAGGCTTTGAGCAGAATAAACGCGCCCAAGCGATTGTCGGGCGCATACTTGAATTGACGGGTACTATGTCACCAGTGGAATACTTCGCTATTCCCAGTGCGATGCCCGCCCCTGTTGATTCGACGGCAGGTGGTTTACAAGACCTAGTATTACCAAATGGCGGAACCACAAGAACAGCGGGTCAACCTTTCTGAAGAAGAAAAAGACCTGTTGCAAGTAACCTTCAAAGACAATGAGGGTTTTCTTCAGTCCATCCGCGCACTGTTTTTTGGGTTAGAAACAACCCCAGCAGAGCGCGAGCAGATTAGGACCGTGTTTCAGAACCCAGAGCTTCGGGCTATATTCTCCCGTCGCCTCGCCCCAGCACTTGACCGCACGTCAAAGATTGGGCAGGTGCAGGATGTATGGCTCGGTGCCGAGCAGATGGTGTTCTCTCAATCAAGAGACACTATCCAGCAAGCGTTAGAGTACAAAGAGCGTGCAGTCGAAATGACTCGCCACGCACTCGGCTTACTCGAAGACCCAGATAAACCTGCAATGCAGCTGGACTTCAAGCCAAGCCCACTCGACCCACTTGCTATCGGGCTCTTGGCACGAAACCAATTCATTCGTCATGTAGAACAGCAATTACTGTTCATTTGGGTTATCGCTAACACAGAAGTGGAAAAACCCACCGCACGTGCAGAGCGTATCCACAAGAACGAAGTTGAGTAGTTGTATTGTCCACATGGTATAATTCTTATTAACCGAGTAGCACTCTCTGACAAAAGTGCATAAACCTAGTTACGTCACTATGTCAACAGACGAAACAAACGAGCAAACCGAAGCTCAGACAACAAACGGTGAAGTCTCAGAGGTAACAGAAACTACTGAAACCGAAGAGCAGGCAGATGAACAGGAAGACTACCGTGGCAAATTAAACGCTACGAATAGATTTCTTGAGAAGGAGGGATACGTGTTTAAAGATGGACGATGGGTTAAGCCACAGGCTCCCGTAGTCCAGAGAAAGGAAGTTGTGCAGGCTAAACAGTCTGGCGATACACTTTCACTTAAAGACCAGTACGCTCTCACCTCTGCACAAGTGCACATTGACGACCTTGATGAAGTTGTAGAGGCAGCACGACTCCTAAAAATGCCTATTGCGGATGCCTTAAAGCACCCAGTAGTAAAAGGAATTCTCTCAGCTAAGGCTGATGAGCGAAAGACTGCTGAAGCAACCTCAACCAAGCCCGCCCGTCCTAGTCAGAAAAAGCCAGACCCTAATGAGATTCTTAGGAAAGCATCGCAAGGTGAGATTCCTGAAAAGGGTTCTCAGGAAGCAGAAGACTTATTCTGGGCCAAGCGCGGCGGGAAACGCTAGAAAAAACGACGGGGTAGACGGAATATAAACTTACTTACCCCTAATGGGAACTCAATCAACATACGGCGAGCGCGACAAGTATTTTCAGTCGCAGTACGACATTGTACTTCGTAACGCACTCGTTTGTGAGAAAATCTGCTCTGTAGACAATTCTGATACCAAGCGTATCCAGAATCCATACGGTGGTCAGCCAACGGCTACCATCCAGGCAGTTGCTGGTACTTACACAGTATCAGCATGGACCATCACTGATGACGCGCTTACAGTGACGGACGAAGTTATTTACGCAGAACACGTCCTTGCCCACGAAGAGTTCTTCGCGGTCTTTGACATCGCAGCTTCTCGCATCGATAACATGATGTACGCAGTTGCGTTCGGTATCGACAAGTTCGTGCTGAATAACCTCTGTGAAGATGCTACTGGCTCGTACACGACTCCAGCAGGAGGCTTTACGACATCAGCAAACATCAACGAAATCATGGCTAACCTCCTTTCAAAGGTGGCAGGCTATGAGGACACATACAAGGGCTTGTTCCTTGTTATCGAAAACACCGACCTTGTAGGCTTTGCAATCGCAGGTGCTACAAACGGATTCTCAATGTCAGACGCGACCCTCCGCAACGGTTTTATGAACCAGTGGATGGGTGTGGACATCTACGTTGTACGCTCTGGTACGTTCGTGTCTGCAACGCTTGGTACGACTACGGTTACGAACTCAGGTCACCGTGTATTCGGTGTCAAGGGTGTCGCTACCTACGCCTCACCACGCGGTATGCAGTACGAAGAGAAGGCAGTTACGCTCAAGACTGGTCGCGAAATCGTCGTGTACGGTCTCGTCGGCTTTAAGCTCTGGGCGCAGAAGGCTACTCTCGTAGTGGACATCACGCTCGCATAACTTATTAGACTCGCTTCGGCGGGTCTATGGGGCTCTGGTCTCCGTCGTACCAGCTCCCCACAGACTCGCTGACGCATCACAAACACAATGGCAAAGAAAGACGAGTTAAAAAAGGAGGAAGAGGTTGTAGAAACCGCTCCTGCTAGCAACATTATTGTTGAGGACCCACAGGTTCTTCGACCACGCGACCTTCCGTTGGTGATTAAACCAGCGTCAGGCTCATGGGCTAATGCTGCACAGGAGGAGTTTGCACGAACCTTGAATGGATACGCATACAAGAATCCTGAGAAGTGGGCAAAGAAGAAGGCAGTCTTGATCGCCCAGCTTGAGAATCTTGCACACGACCCAGAAGGTATCATCAAACTCCGTGGTGGTGACACAAACATCTCCTTCAACAATAAGCTTATAAAAAGCTAACCATGAATAAATTACTAACAGGTGCTATAGGAGTCGTCGCGGTGCTCGCACTTTTCTTGGCGGTACAGTCCCCTGCCCCGCAGGTGATTGATCGTCCAGTAGGTGCAGTCGCATCGCCAGACATACCTAGCCCTTGGATTCGCTTCGGTGGAGTCCAGACCTACGCACAGGCAACAAACAGCCTCACTCAAGGGTCTGCGACTGTCTGCTCACTCCAGTCTCCTAACGCTACATCGACACTTGTATCTGGCGGTATCCGCTTTACAACGGCCTCATCGACGCAGTGGTTAGTAGAGATTGGAAAGGCAACCACGAACAGCGCAACCACAACCCTCTTGGGTACAGGTATCATCACAGCTAACGGTCAAGGTACGATTCTCGCATCTTCAACCTTTGGCCTTGGTGTAGACCCAGTCCAGGTGTTTGCTCCTAGCACGTATTTCAACGTGAAGGTTCCAACAGCAGGTGGAGGTGCGCCAGTAGGACATTGTCACGCAGTCTGGGAGGTATACCAATAACTCCTAACCTAGTCCTAGTGGGCTAGGTGGTGGGTACGAAACTCGCACTCACTTTTAGCCCACTAATCATTAACATGCCCCCAGCAAAATATCTTAACGGGACGACCTCTCAGGCAGTACGCTCTGGGGCAGGTACGTTCTTCGGTTTAGTAGTCAACTCTCATACGTCAGGAACGGTGAAGTTTTGGGACAACACCGCAGGTTCAGGCACAGTTCTTTTAAACACCATCACGCTTGCCGCAGGCCCACAGACCATACTCATCCCAATGGGTGTGAGCTTCTACACAGGACTCTTCATTACTGTAGGCGGCACGATTGATTACACAGTTCTCTACACCTCAGCATAGGTATGGACCTCATCACGATACTAGTTGAACTAGGTTTTACACCACTCAACATACTCTTAGTCGTGATGTTGTATCTTGTATTAGCAAAGCAGGGAGTAGTGCCACAGTTGTGGAAAGGTGGAAGTACTGAGGATGTGCCTGGGTGGGCTCGGGAACTTCAGCAATATTTCAATCATGATACTACGGCTCAGCATGACCTTACGCACGCAAAACTTGACCGAATCGAGACAAAGATAGACCGACATAATGACCTAGAGCTTGGTAACTCAGGAAAGCTAGATGAAATCATAAGAACCGTAAGCAGATAACATGCAATTTAGCGACACTTCTAACAAGTCAGGAATCATACAGACCATAGAGTGGTGGTGTGGCATGGCAGACGCACAGATTAGTGGTGATACTACCGAACTCAAGCGTTTTACTGCTCGTGTAAACTCAGCATTTGACCGCATACTTCCTCTAGTCCTATCGAATACTCACAATGTTAAGTGGGATGACATCAATCATCCAGACTTTCCTATTGCCACGTTTAACTTGGTATCTGGTCAGGCAGACTACACACTTTCTGAGGACGACAATAGCCTCGATGTACTCAATATCCTCAAGGTACGCATACTAAACTCATCTTCTGCGACTCAGTACACAGACATAGACATCATCACACTCGATGACGACAAGGCTTTTGACGCACTTTCACCTAATTCGCAAGACACTGGTATCCCTACACGCGCCCTTATTAAGGGAAACTCAGTATTCTTTAACCCAAAGCCTAACTATTCTGCTACTAGTGGAGTAAAAGTGTTCTTTGAGCGTGAGCCATCATACTTCACCTCGTCAGACACGACCAAAGAGCCTGGTATTCCTAAGTACTCACATGAACTCCTAGCACTATACCCAGCGCATGACTGGCTTTTGGTCTTTAAACCAGAAAACACATCGCTTATCTCTCGTATTGAGGCACAGATTGCACGCCGTGAGAATGAGTTGAGAGACATGAATGACCAGAGACACCGTACACACCGCGTTATGAAGCCTAACGTAGAGAGTTGCGAATAATATGGCTACACTTTCAAACCAAGCAAAGAACGCCACGACGATAACGAATCAGGACTATGCTCTTGCTGGTAGAACGTGGGACGAAACAGTTACCTCATGGGACACTACACCTGGTACATGGGAGGGAAAGTTTGAAGGCGTAACTAATCAAGCGAAAAACTAATGAAACACCTATTTACATTCTGCTGGACGCTCCTTGCACCACTTGTGGTGACGTTGGTTATTTGGAACTATGTACCCGCAGACTGGCTTGACCTTACCGCACAGAACCTCGGCTCCACGATCACTACTATTAACGGGAGTGACACAATCGCAGCGTCACGCTCAGTCATAAACACAAACTTTTCTAACCTAAACACAGATAAATTGGAAAGTGGGTCTACGGCTGCCGCGCTCACTATTACATCCAGTACCATCGGTACCCTTGCACTCGGCACTGACCTAGGTGTCGCGTATGGAGGTACAGGGGTTTCGACATTTGGTGGTACGAATCGTATCCTTTACACCAGTGCCGCAGATACCCTTGTCTCTGAGGCAGCGTTCCTCTATGACCAATCGCTCAATAAACTCACGGTAGACTACGCCTCAACCACACAAGCCTCATTCTCAAGTCGTCTCTATATCCCATTAAACGTGGTGATAGGTACTGACGGTGAGATTACCGCAGACGATACATCTGGTCAGTTTCGCTTTGACTCAGGTTCAGCAGAGCGTGTCATACCATCCTTGCTCACGCTGGGGTTCAGCTTTGCATCGACATCACTCCATACTTCGACTACGACTCTGTATTTGGGACCAGCCCGTGGACAGATTACCTTTGTAGACGCACTGTGTGATTTCTCTAAGCACATGGGAGTATCACTCTACGACGGCACAAACCGCGCAAACTTCATCATCGCCTCGTCTACAATCGGTACCACCACCTTTTCTACAAACAATTCTTTCAACATGGGTGAATCAATCCGCGTGGATGTGGGTACTACGACAAGCGCAAATATAAATGTTGCTGGGGGGTGTAGATTCTCATATCGCTATGCAGCTGATTAAGTACTCAATTCCATCACTTATAGCGGCAATTATTGCCATCACTGCGTCTACTGTGTTTGGTGGAAAGCTAGACACACGTCCACCTGAACTTAAAACAGAAGTAGTACCCATTAAAGAGGACGGCTCATATACTCAGTATGCAAAAGATGAGTGGAAGCCTAATACGCGCGTGATTGAGTACAAAACAGACAAAGAAGCTGGCTATCAAGTTTTAGAGTATGACCTACGAGTAGACGGGACATACATGCGCTCATACGGTGAAGGACCAGAGGCAGTAGAGCGTTCTTTTGACTGGATAAAGATTAGTGACTTTGCAACATCGACACCATGAAAAAAATACTCGCAGTACTTGGAATAGTTGCAGTGCTCTCGCCATACGTAGCGTTTGCCTTTCCTACTACACAATCAGTTCAACTAACAAGAGCTTCTAGTCAGTATCTTTCTAAGTCTGACGATGCTCTCCTAGAACCAGGCGCAGCGTTTACTGTCGAGTGCCACATCAAACTCACAAGTGTTATTGGTGGAGGTGCGGCGGCGTATGTTATAGCCTCAAAAGGTACATCTACGGGAGCACAGCGTTCTTTCGTGTTCAAAATCAGCAACGATGGCGCAAATAATATTACACTCTCAACACAGACAAGCTCAGCAGGATCACTCTATGACGGTGGGACATCGGTCTCATGGTCAGCTACCCCATCAAACGATACATGGTATCACGTTGCATGGGTAATGAGTGGCTCTACTGAGCAGTATTTTGTCGATGGTGTGCAGATGGGCGCAAACCAAACCTCAGCTATTTCCTCACTCTTTAACTCAACAAGTGCTATAGGTTTCGGCGCAGAGAATATCTCTGGCACTCCTGGCGATTTCTTTAGTGGACGAATGGCACTCTGTAGAGTATGGCAGGTAGCACGTACAGAAGCACAGATTGCAGCTAATCGCTTTTGTGTACTTGGAGCAACTACAAACCTCACAGGTGAGTGGACACTTGATAACGTACTTACAGACAACTCAGGCAACGGCTTTACACTCGCAAATAACGGCTCAGCTACATTCGGTGCAGACGTACCAACTGGCGATTGTCCAGGGAGTGGCGGTTCGGCAGGTGAGACTTTTTACCTAATGCTAGAAAGCTAACATGCAGAAAATCTTTGAACTAAAATCGCAGGACTGGATGAAGGGTATTGCTATTTCTAGTCAGTACCCATCTACAGGTATCTTTGCAGAAGCGTCTGGCATAAACCCGTTCCTCCTACCATTTACAAGTAGCAATGAGTTCGGGCTTCTACAGACATCGGCAGCTGCGACTAACCGCACGGGTGGAGTGGTTACAGGGGCGATACTGGGCGGTACACTACTCGGCTCAGCATATACTGCATACCTTATAGACGATGACGGGCATATATATTCTGTAGATACTACCAGTGGCACTCCTACGAACTTGCGCTCTGGGAACGCTATTGCTACTCCAGGTGAAGGCATGACTATCTACCAAGTACCAGGTGGTACTAAGTATATGTACTACGCGCGTGAGGCTTTCATTGGTAGATGGGATTTAACTGGTGTCTTCGGTGTCCCAAATGTTAATAGTGATGGATGGGAAGATACATTTGCTGGTTCTGCTGGGTCAGGGTTTGCTATAGTACTCCAGTCAACAACTATTCGGAACTTCCACCACTTTGTGGGGAATGTATATTTTACCGACAAGTCATACATTGGAGGAATTATTGACGATGATGGAGGAGCTGGAGTAGAGCCTAGTATACAGTCACAACTCCTTGACCTACCAGAGACAATGACCGCAGTAGACATAGACGATGACGGTTTTTACCTCGTTATTGCGGCAACTGAGAACCAGATTACTGGCAATAGACAGATAAACACGCTCAATAAGATATACTTTTGGGACACTGCGTCCAACTCATGGGCTCGTGAGTGGACTATCAATACTCCATTTATTTCGTCTATCCATAAGATGGGTGGCATTATGTACGCGCTCTGCGCTGATGGACTGTATGCGTTCTCGTTCAACACCCCACCTACCCTACTCATCCCTCTTGCTAATGCAGACGGTCCAGCTCGTACTGGTGGTGTAAACCCTACATCCCACCTCGCTACTGTTAAAGATGGTGTTCTCTACTGGCTTTCTGCTGGTGTACCAGGTAACGCAGACGTATGTGCGTATGGCTCACCACTTCCAGGCATGCAACCACGCTTCTTCAAGCCATTTAAGGCTATGAACGGTGGCGCGTCGTCTACTCCAACCTTTATTATGTCAGTGGGTAAGTTTATTACCTATGTCGCAGATGGTGACAAGTTCGGCGAACTCTCTAACATATCAGGTGGTCAGACAGGACTCACGGCAGAGACTATCTACATCCCACTTGAGCGGAAGTACAACATTCTAAAGATAGAAGTCACTCTCGGTGAACCATTAGCGTCAGGTGACTCTTTAAACATTGACCTACAGTCAGACGAGGACACGAGCGCGTCAGACTTCGGCACTATGGCGTACTCAGCACTTGGTGCGAAACGCACAATGGTTATGACAAACCGCTACACCGCAGAAAACCTAAAGATGATTTTCAACTTTAACGGTGGCAATGTGAAGATTAAGAAAATATCAGTCTACGGAGAGCCCGTGACTATCTAATATGGCAGATGAAACACCAGTCAAAGTAGAGAACGATAAGTCGGCTATAATAGTACAGTACGCTGATACTAAGCCTACAGAAGACACAGGTGTTCACCTTATAGACCTTGACGGTGTGTTTGAGACTGTTAGTGCTACCCCCACAGGCTCACCACGAGACGTATATGGACAGGTGAAGATAAACAGTGCTGATGGCAGTATTTGCTTCTACGACACCGCGAATAGTGTCTGGAGGTGTATTCGTAACGGGTATGCTGGTGCGTTTGACTCAGCAGGAAACACTGGCACTCCATTCCCTACAGGGTGGTCATTAAATAAGACTGGTACTGGTTCATATGTCATTACGCACAATTTAGGCACAGCGTCCTACTCGGTTGTGGCTACTCCATTAGGAGCGTATAACATTGTGCAAGTAGCGTCGC